CTGAGGATGTTGAGGACATGATAAAGCTAAGAAAAAACTTAACATTACAAGAAGTAGCAGATATATATTGCATAGATAAAAGTACTGTATATAGAATATTGAGGAAATTTAAAAATAAAAAAAAGCTTCCTGCAAGAAGCTAAACATTTAATTAAGATATGTTAGATACATTTTATAACAGAATAGAATTTTTGTAAATAGGGGGAATTAAAAAATGAGCCAAAAGAAAATAGTTGAATTAAGAATTTTAAATACAATAGATATTACAAAAATAAAAAATTGTGAAGGAATGGAGAAAGATATTTACTCTAAAGAACAGGTGCATCATTTAAAGTTTTACAAGAATGGTAGAAACGTAACTGCGGTAATGACTAATAAACTCGGAACAATCAAAGGAGTGGGTATTGCTAAATGTAATCCAAAGGACACGTTTGATATAGAAACAGGGTTGATACTAGCTGAAATGAGAGCCAGAGAAAATTTTTATAAAAGTACAGCTAAAAGATTTTTAAGGGAGGAATTTTAATGGCTAAACAATTTGTTAAAGGAAATAGATATGTTTTTAGCACTAAAAAATATAAAAAGTGGGCTAGATATAATAATGCTCCTATTAGTGCTACTTGGCACAATAAAATTAATGGTAGAAAAGTTGATGTATTAAATGAACAGGATGGATATGTTGGGATATATGGTGTAGGTCGCGAATGGTGCAAGTGTATAGAAAATAATCAAGGCAGGCTATAACATGGAAGATTATTGCAAAGGTTGCATACATTATGTACTCCAAGCAGTAGTTTACCCTGCAAATCGAGGAGAACAGGTGTTGTGGGAATCAACATGCATAGCAGAGAAATGTATTAAAGGGGGAAAATATAATGCAAAATACAAAAGCAGTATTACTGCAAGAAACAGCAAATAATTTAAATACTTTATTAGAAGCAAAGGTAAAAGCATTACCAAAGACATTTAATAAAACTAGATTCTTACAAAATTGTATGACAGTATTACAAGATACTAGAAGCATAGAAAAATGTAATTCAACAAGTGTAGCAAGGACAATGCTTAAAGGAGCTTTTCTAGGATTAGACTTCTTCAATAAGGAATGTTATGCAATACCATACAACGACTATAAAACTGGAAAATGCCATTTAGAGTTCCAAACTGATTATAAGGGTGAAAGGAAATTAATGAAGCAATATTCAGTTAGACCAATAAAGGATATATATGCAAAGGTAGTTAGAGAAGGTGATGAATTTGAAGAAATTGTAGAGAAGGGGATCCCAACAATAAACTTTAGGCCTAAACCTTTTAGTAATGAAAAAATCATAGGAGTGTTTGCAGTAGTTCTATTTGAAGATGGTGGTCTATTATACGAAACTATGTCAGCGGAGGACGTAGAGAAGATAAAAGTAGGTTTTGCTAAAAAAGATAGGGAAGGGAAATATTCTAAAGCATGGACTACAACACCAGAGGAAATGTATAAAAAAACAGTTATAAGAAGGTTAAGAAAATCAGTAGAATTGGAATTTGATAGTATAGAGCAACAAAAAACATATGAAGAAACCTCAGAATTTGAAGTTAAAAAAGATGAAGAAGTAAGAGAAGAAACATCACCTTTTGAAGATGTAGATTTTGAAGAGGTAAAAGAAAATGCAGAAATTAACCAAGAGTAATTATTTTGATAAAGAAATCCATAAAGAGTATATGTCAGTGAGTCTATTTAAATCCTTCTTAGAAGAATATGGAGGTTGTGAAGCTAGAACAATGGCAGTATTAAATGAGGAATGGGAAGAAACAAAAACAGATGCATTTTTAGTTGGAAGTTATGTACATGCATGGAATGAAGGAGCATTAGAAAAATTTAAAAAAGAACATCCAGAAATGTATTCAACTAGAGGTGCAACAAAAGGCCAGCTTAAAAAGGACTTTCAAATGGCAAATAAAATGATAGAAACTTTATCAAAGGATAATTTAGTACAAAAGGTTAGAGAAGGGCAAAAAGAAGTCATAATGTCAGCTGAAATATTCGGTATTCCATGGAAATGTATGATGGACATTTATAATCCTAAAATGAAAAGTTTTACTGATTTAAAGACAACTAGATCCATACGTCAAAAATATTGGAATGAATACGAGGGAGTAAAACAAAATTTTATAGAGTATTACGGATACGACATACAAATGGCAATATATGCAGAGATAGAAAGGCTTTATACAGGAGCAAGCGAATATTTATATCCTCATATAATTGCAGTTAGTAAAGAAAATATGCCCGATAAAGCTGTTATAAAGATGGGTACGGACTTTATAGAAGATGTGTTATTAAATGTATCTATGAAAATAGAAAGAGTTAAAAAAGTATGGAAAGGTGAGTTAGAGCCTGTGGGTTGTGGCAAATGTGATTATTGCAAATCCATTAAAGAACTAAGAGAAATTATACACTATAAAGAATTATAGGAGGGTTAATATGATAGCTACAACATTATATGCAAATAATGAAGCTGACATTAATATCGAGGAACACGACGAGAGATTTTGCTTAAATTTAACTCAATTGTTTGATTATGACTTGAGCATAGTTGGGGAAAGACAAGTGTTTGAAAAACTTTTAGAGATTTTAGAAAGAAATTTATATGATGAAACAACAACAAATGAACTTTATGAAAAATTAGTTGAAAAGGAATTATTACTAGAACAGGCAGAAAGCCAAATACAGAGCTTAGAAGATAGGATAGAATTTTTGCAAAGATAGAGGTGTCTGCATGAGTGATAATAAAAAATACTATTATTTAAAACTAAAAGAAAGCTTTTACGAACGTGATGAAATGGTTCTTCTTGAAAGTATGCCAGACGGTTATATGTATTCTAATATATTATTAAAACTATATCTTAGAAGTTTAAAAAATGATGGCAAGTTATTAGTTAATGAAAGAATTCCTTACAATGCAACAATATTAGCAAATATAACTAGAATGCCAGTTGCAGTAGTAGAAAAAGCTATACAAATATTTAAGGAACTAGAATTAATAGAGGTATTGGATAATGGGGCTATATATATGCTAGATATACAAAACTTTATAGGAGAAAGTAGCACGGAAGCAGATAGGAAAAGACTTTATAGAAAAAAGATAGAAGAAGAAAAACTATTAATAAGTGGACAAATGTCTGGACAAATCTCCGACAAAACTCCACCAGAGATAGAGATAGAGTTAGAGTTAGAGAAAGAGATAGATATAGAGTTAGAAGATAAAGTAACTAAAGTGTCTAGTAGCAATAAATTGCAACCAATAATTGATAAATGGAACTCTTTAAACCTTAATAAATTAGTTTCTATAAACAGTGGTACTAATAGATACAAACTAACTAATGCAAGAATAAAAGAGTATGGTTTAGAAACTGTATTAGAAGCTATAGATAATATAAAAAATTCTAGTTTCCTAAGGGGGCAAAATAAAAAAGGTTGGACAATAAAATATGATTGGTTTATAAAGCCTAACAATTTTATAAAAGTCTTAGAGGGAAATTACACAGATAAGGAGGGAGTTAATGGAGGGACTAAACAGGATTCTAGCGGAAATAAGAAACAGGAATATGACTTCTCCAAATACGAAGGTTGATTATAAATGTAATAAGTGCCAAGATACCACTTTTATAAAAACTGAAAATGGTTTTACAAGATGTGAGTGTTATAAAAAAGATTTAACAAGAAGAAGATGGGCATATTTTGGAATAGACCCATCCAAGGTTAAAAAAATAAGCCAATATGCAGACTATAGCGACATAACTAAAAGAGCCAAAGAAGTCGCTATAGACTATATAAGGAATTATAGCACAATAAAAACAAAAGAGGAAAATAATTTAGCTTTTTTAGGACAACCCGGAAGTGGGAAAAGTCATTTAGCGATAGGGATAGGAGCAAACCTTATAAATAATGGCATATGTACTAATGTTGTTTATATGCCCTACCAAGAAGCTATAAGAGAGCTAAAAGCCAATGTTATGGATGATGAATATTATATAAAGCTCATAAGTAAGTATATAAACTGCGAATTGCTAATAATAGATGATTTATTTAAAGATAAAGTAAAGAAAGGTAAATTAACAGGAGAATTAAAAGAATCTGATTTAAAACATATATACCCTATCATAAATCAAAGATATATAAACAACAAACCAACAATATACAACAGCGAATGTACTCCAAATATGTTAATGGATTTGGATGAGGCCTTAGCAGGAAGAATCCTAGAAAAGAGTAATATAGTAATTTTTAAATACAACTTAGAGAACAACTACAGAATGAGGAAATTTGTGTAGGAGGTAAATGAATGCACTTAATGATTTTAGATAAAAACGAAACATTAAAACAAGAGCGTGAGAAACTTTTAGAGGAAAGCATAGAATTGATGAATGCAATTACGTCTTATGATATAGAAAATACAATTGAAGAAGTTATGGACGTAATACAAGTATGCATTGGTATGCTAGATACATTGGAGAAAGAAGAAAATATTGATTTAGAAAAAGAGTTAAATAGACATAATAAAAAATTATTAAAAAGGAAGTGGAAAAGTAAAGGCAAGATTGTATTAAAAATTAATTCGTAATTTGAAATTATTGTGCAAGAAAGGTTGCTATTTGTGATGGTTGGACGCTAAAAGAAATTGAAAGTAAATTAAAATTGATGTAAAGGAGTAATTTAATCATGAATAAAGAAAATGAAATGGAAGTTTATTTTGATGGTGATTGTGAGTGGTATGCAAGTCCTTGGGAGTTAGAGAAAACTAGAGAATGGATTATAAAAAATTATCAATTAGATGATGATTTTGAGTTAGAAAAGTGTGATTTGGACAAAGATTGTATGTGGTATGAAACTACTGATAAAAAGGACATAGAAGAACTAGGAGACTATGACGAACAATGCAAAGGTGGAATAGGTGATTTAAGAAGAGGAATTGAAGATAAAAGTATAGTTGAAAAAATAATGACATTTAGAGAAGTTTTAAAGTTCCAAGGATATTCTAAAGAACCTTATATCATAGCAACTACAAATTATTAGTTTATAGTACACATATTGGAGGAGATAAAATGTTTAATAATAGATTTTGCTATAGGATAGCTAAGGAAGCTGAAATAGGTTGGGATGAAGAATTGAAAGACTATTGTGAGGCTTATATACAAACAGCAATTCAAACAGAAAAACAAATACCTGAAGATCTAAAATATGATATATCAGAAAACTTGAAAATAGGCTTAGCTGGTACATTGGATACTAATAGAAAATATTTAGAATATATTGAACCAGATGAATATGACCAATATATAGAAGATTAATACACAATACAAAAATATTAGGTACATTATAGGTATATATCTACACACTTTTATACCTATAATGTACTAGAGTAATAAAACGGTAATACAATTCGAGGTGATGGGATGAAAGAATGTGTAATATGCGGGCGACCTAACTCGGAAGAACACCACATAATATATAGAAGTGAATGTAGAGCATTAATTAAATGTAAAAAGAATTTAGTTTATCTTTGCCCAGTTCATCATAGGGAAAAGTTTGGGATACACGGGAAATGTGGAAAAGAATTAAATAGAAAATTAAAGTTAGAATTTCAAAATTGGTTAGAAGAAACATTTGTTAAAGATTTTTATGGCATGGAAGAAATAAAGGACAAGCTAGGTATATCTACAAATGCGGTTAAAAGCTTATCTAAGTTAATAAGGCAGAAGAATAGTGTATTTGGTAGAGAAGATATAATAATCGCTTGTATGGGTGGAAAGAGAATTTTATAAGGGGTGGTAATAATGAACCATAAATGGGAAGCAGAGAAGATGTATATATTACTACAACAAAGAAAAAGAGATAAGGAAAGAAAGAAAAGACAGGATTACTATTCTTTAAAGCTAGATAGTATGTCTAAAATGGTTAAAAAGTATTCTAATAGAAAAGGGATGGGGCAATTTTGAAGATAGTTATAGATGGAAAGCCAATGGGAAAACAAAGACCAAGATTTAATACTAAAACAGGAAAGGCATATACAGCAGGTAAAACAGTTAATTATGAGAACTGGGTAAGATTATGTTACCAGCAACAATGTGCAGGAGAAAAGCTTACAGGTGAGATTGTAGCTTTTATAAATGCTTATTATACAATACCTAAAAGTACAAGTAAGAAAAATAAAAAAGATATGTTAACGGGCAATATAAGACCAACTATAAAACCAGATGTAGACAATATAGCAAAAGTAATACTAGATAGCTTAAATGGGTTAGCTTATAAAGATGATAAACAAATTGTATTTTGCACAATAAGTAAATGGTATGGAGAAAATGCAAGGGTAGAGGTTATTTTGGAGGAGGACACAAGATAATGCAAAAAATAAATTTAGGATTTGAAATGGTTAGAAAGATGAAAGAAATAGAAAATAATATAGAAAAATTAAGGGAAATAGAAATTGAAAAAATAGACGAACATTTAATAGATAACACTATAGAAAATTTAAAGATATTGGATAAGCTCATTAAGCAATATAAAGAGGGTGTTTAAATGGAGCTACAAAAACTAACAAAAGCTATATGGGACACAAGTAGAAGAATAGAAGACGGTGTTAATACTTTAGCTAAGAAAGCTAAGGAGTATGCCGAGGCGGAAAAAGAATATAGGTTGGCACTAGGTAAAGAGATTCTAATATTAAGAGAACAGGGGATACAAGCTACATTAATTCCAGATATAGCAAGGGGGAATGTGTCGGAATTAAAGTTTAAAAGGGATTTAGCAGAGGTAACTTATAAAACATGTAAGGAAATGTTGCAAGGCTTACAGGCAGAGTTAAGCGGCTACCAAAGTATATTAAGAATCCAACAAGATATATAAGGGGGTAAATATGGAAATAGGGGTTTTAAGAGTAAAAATAATACCATATAAAACCTTTAAAGAAAGAATACAACTAACTCGAATAAATGAAACAAAATACAAAGTAGAAAATATGGATGGGTTTTTATATATGGTTAGGAGGTTTTAAAATGGGGAGAAAAAGGAAACCAGTGGACTGGGAATTATATAAAGTGTTTAAAGAAAAAGGTCTAACAGATTTACAGATAGCAATCCGTATGAAAATGTCACAAGGGCAACTCGCAAAACAGAAAAAAATTAAGAAAGATGGCGGTGAGCCTTATGATTAGAGCAATAGTCTATAGCTTAATAATTATAGGTATCACAATAGGGTTAGCGGTTAGGAAAGTTAGAAATGAAAATAAATAATATAAATTGATACGGAATATGAAAATTATATGGATTAATCGTGAAAGGGGAATATAGATGAAAAAGGAAGATATAGAGTTTTTAAAAGAATTACAGCATGAAATGTTAACACAAGATACAGTATGTCAAGCTAATCCTAGATTTTGGGTTGTTATGCAAACTGTAAAAGATTATTGGGTTGATGATAATGAAGATGGAATATTTATTTATTCAAGTGATGATGGAGAAAGTGTTTTTGAGGGAGATCTTGAAGAACTTGCCGAATGGATAAAGGAACTTGATGGAGTTGAGAACTGCAAATATGATTATGGGTTTGTTGAGTTGGATTATGAAGATGAAGAATACTCAATAGGTGATTCAGATGATTTACAAAGTTTCTTAGATGATTTTTACAAAGATAACTATAGTGTTGGTTGTTACAGGAATAGAGAAGAAATAGCTCCAAATACAATGTTTTTAACTTTAAGAGAATGTAAAGAGCATATAAAACTTAATAAGCATAACTACAAGGAAGATGCACACCCTTACGCAATGACAGCATGGAGAAGTCCACAAGTAGAAAGACTTTATGAAATACTTGAAAAAACAGATTGGGAAAATATTTAGTGTCACAATTCAAAAATATTAAGTACAACAAAATAGGTGTAGAAACAAAACTTCTACACCTAAACTGTACTAGAGTATTAATAAAGTAGTATGGAGGTATTTATGGATAAAATTGAACAATATAAAAGAATATGTGTAGTTTTAAGAGAAATATACAAGCATAAGAATCATGATTATGGAGATAGTTTTGGAGAAACTTATAAGAAGTTAGGAATAATAAGTGCGGTTACAAGGATTACTGATAAAGTTAATAGGTTACAAAGTTTATGTACTAAAGACCAACAGGTTAAAGATGAATCTATAAAAGATACATTATGGGATTTAGCTAACTATGCAATTATGACTTTGATTGAAATGGAGGAGGATTAAAATATATGAATCATGATGGAATATATACATTTATGGAAGTTATAGACAATATAAAAAATAATCAAAAATGGGTTAGTATAGATACATTATATACATTACAAAGTATTGAAAAAGTAGAAAATCATATTGTGTTTAATTATGATGGAAATATAAGTAATAAATCATTAACTATAGACATAAATACTAGATTTAAATTAGCTAAAAAAGATAATAAAGTAAGTTTCATGAAAGCTATACAAGCTTATAATGAATATAAAACAATAAAATGTATATGGTTAAATTGTATTTATGAATTTGAATATAAAAATAATGAAGCAAATCTTATAAATTTGGAAGAAGATAGGTTATTAAATTTAATATTAGAAGGTGAATGGTATATAAAGGAGGACTAAATGGATAAAGAAACATTTAGAAAGACAGAAAGAATGTTATATGTTTATTATTCTAATTTAAAAGAAATAGAAAAGCTTAGTTATATATGTGATAGATTAGAACAGCAGAAAGAAAAGATAAGAAAAGATATAAAAGAAACTAACATAGATTTAGAAGAAGAAAGCATTTCGATAAGCTATTCGGAAAGAGTCCAAACGTCAAGTCAATGTAGTCATTGCGACAGAGAAATAGAACATCAAATTACCAAACTAGAAAATGAGTGGAAGTTAATAAGAAAGAAAATTTTAAAAAATAGGGCGAGGATAAGGGAATTAGAAAGAAATACGGCAACCATTAGATATAATATAGGAATGCTTCCAGAAGAAGATAAAAACTTTATAATATATAAATATAAAAATAATAAAAGCATTGTATGGATAGCTACAGTAATGTTTGGTGGAGCTACAACAACAGCATATAGAAAAAGGGAGGAAATATTAAACAGTGTATCTAACAACTAAATATATATAAATTGTGGTAAAAAAGTGGTAAGAAAGTGGTAAAATTTATAACGATAATATTGTTATAATAGTAGTATAGAAAAAGGATTTTATCGTACAAGGGCAACTGCAAAGCATCCATTAATTTGGGTGCTTCCTATTTTATAGAGAAGAATAATATGTTAAAATTATAATTGTATATGTACTAAAAGGCACTTAGCATAGTAAATATGTTAGGTGCTTTTTATATTGTAGAAATAATTGTTATAAAAAGAAGGAAAGTCTCCTAATATGTAGAAATTTACATTTGGAGGAGATGATAGAGCATGGCAAAAGAAAATTATGAGGTATCTTATGGAGATTATGATGATTCAGTAAGTCGTTTAAAAAAAATAATGAATGAATTTGGCTTAAAATATAATGAAAATGAAAATATTTTTCAAAATTTTAGTACATTAGAGGAAACTTTTAAAAACCTAAATCCAGATTATACTTTAATTTCTAAAGATGATAAGCCAAATATAATGAATATGTTTATATATCAGATGTTAAAAATAAACATAATAAATAAAAAAATAGATAACTTACAAGGTAGTATAATTATCGGGAAAACAGACAAAGAAATAAATGAATATTTAGCAAAGCGAGGATGGTTTTTAAGTAATAGGATTGATTTAAAATATATAAAAGAGTATATAGGAGCGATGAAAGAAAAAGAAATAGATGATACTATTATAAATAAAATGTTTGAGGATTTTTTCAAAGAAAATGACTATATGTTAATATATGATGCAGTAGAGTCATGGAAACATCCATACTTTTTTAAGAGAAAACATATATTTAAAGAATGTATGTGGGCCTTCAAAAAAAATAAAGATTATTTAGTACCACCGACAATGTATTCTCAATTGGAAGGAATCGTTAGAGATATAGTTGAAAAAGATGGTTATAGGATATCAAAATATAATGGTGGAATAATAAAAGCTATAGAAAAAGTTTTTAATAGTAGATCAAGTGCTTTAAATGATGCTATAATTGACATTTTATCTAATGATATTTTTATAAATTGGAATGCAATAAAGATTGATAATTTTAATGCAAATAGAAATAAAATATTACATGGAATAGAATTAAGATATGGTGAAAAAGTAAATTCTATTAGAATCATACTAATGTTAGATGCAATACATGATACTTTGATAGAGCAGGCATAACTTCTATTGTGCAAATAAAACAAATCAACTAGAAGCAATGTAAAGATATAGATAGCAAATTGTTATACGCTAGGCACTCTTAATAGGGTGTCTTTTTATTTATCTAGGTTACAAGAGAACTGATAGATGTTTAAGACAACGTTAGAAATATAAATAAAAGTATTGGAGGTGTAAGTATATGAGTAAGAATAAAGGTGGTAGACCATTTAAGTTTACAGACCCTGATAAGTTAGATAACCAGATAGAAGAGTTCTTTATATGGTGTAAAAATAAAGATAAAATACCTACTATTACTGGGTTAGCTGTGTATTTAGATACTGACAGACATACTTTATTAAACTATGAGAATAGCTTAGAGAATGAAGCTTATGATGAGTTGAACTATGATGTGAAAGTGAGGTTGATTACCTCGATAAAAAGAGCTAAGCAAAGAGTAGAATCAGAGTATGAACAGGCTTTATTTAGCAAGAATAGTGCAGTAGGTGCTATATTTACGCTTAAGAATAACTATAACTGGGTAGATAAGCAAGAGATAGAACAGTCTAATAAGACTATTGAAGTTAGTTTAGAAGATTAAATAAATGTATAAAATAAACATAATTCGCTACACAATATACAAAGTTTAGTGTATATAATGATAATAATATAGTGTACTAAAGGCTACAAGTCAGTAGTACCAACGTGTTAGGCGATTTGGGAGTGAAGATTATAATGTCACGAAACTTTCATTTAGCGAAGTTGTTCTACTAATCTTGTATACTCTACCCAATAGGTGGGGGTGGTTCTATTTCTGAATTCAGTAGGCCTATTGACGGTTACTAAAAATATTTTTTTCAAACAAAGGGGGGTGGTTGCCATATCAAATACCAAATTTAAAATAAGCAAGAAATGCTTTAACGATACGTATTTACCTCAATTAGAGAACTATGATACTAGATTTAATGTATTTTATGGTGGTGCAGGTAGTGGTAAATCACACTTTGTATTCCAAAAAATGATATTTAAGTATCTTAAGTATAGTAATAGAAAATGTCTAGTTGCAAGAAAGGTAAGTAATACATTAAGGGATTCTTGTTTTGCTCTTGTTAAGAGTATTCTAAGTGATTGGCAATTATATGACCAATGTAAGATTAATAAGACAGATTTAACTATTGAACTACCTAATGGTAGTCATTTTATCTTTAAAGGTATGGATGATCCAGAAAAGATTAAATCTATTGCTAATATAGATGATATAGTAGTAGAGGAATGTACTGAAATTGATGAATTTGACTTTGACCAATTAGCATTGAGATTACGTTCTAAAAACCCATATAACCAAATACATTGTATGTTTAACCCTGTTAATAAATCTAATTGGGTTTTTTCACGTTGGTTTGATGCTATGACTTCTATGCCGAGGGTAGATATTAAAAATACTATAGTTTTAAAATCTACTTATGAAGATAATAAATTCTTGCCTAGTGATTATATAGAAAACTTACTAGAAATGCAGAATACTAACCCAGTTTACTATAGAATTTATGCTCTAGGCGAGTTTGCAACACTTTCTAAGTTAATATATACGAATTGGGAAGTAAAAGAGTTTGATTATAAAGAAATCTTAAGAGAAAACTATAATAGGCAAGCGGTATTTAATCTAGACTTTGGATACACTAATGATCCTACTGCTTTTGGAGCTGAGATATTAGATGAGCCTAATAAAATTATATGGGTATTTGATGAGTTCCAAGAAAGAGGATTGTTGAATGACGAAATAGCCAATAAAGTTACTGAATTAGGTTACAGAAAAGAAGTTATAGTTTGTGATAGTGCTGAACCAAAAAGTATTGATGATTTAAAACGATATGGGATTAATAGAGCTGTACCTTCTATAAAGGGTAAGGACAGTATCATAAATGGTATTCAGTTGTTGCAGCAATATAAAATAATAGTCCATCCTAAATGTAAATGCATCCAGGAAGAATTAAAAAATTACTGCTGGAAGAAAGATAAGGATGGTAATTATATAAATACTCCAATAGATAAGTTTAACCATGGGTTAGATTCTCTTAGGTATGGAATTACTCATGCTATTGGAAAGAGAAAACATAGCTTTAGTATTGTCTATAGAGGATAGGAGGTGGGTTTATGGATGAGAAGGAATTACAATTTTTACAGAGATGTTATAGTGATTATTTAACTAAATTAGGACATTATGAAGATATAAATAGATACTATTATGGGAATACTGATTCATTAGCTAACTTCAATCCTATGGAAGGAAGAAGCAATCTTAAAGTAAATACTAATTTTATTCAAAAGTTAGTGGATGAAGAGGCGCAATATAGTTTTGGAAATGATGTTACTTATACTAGTTATAATGATGATGCTAAAGTAATTAAAGATATAAGCTATAATTTGAAAAATAATAAATGTGATCATGACATTGCTTTAGGAATAGAACTTATTAAGTTTGGTATGGCTTTTGAAATAAATTATTTAGAAGAATACGCTCCAAAGGAGTTTAAATTTAAGAATAAAATAGTAACTCCACTTAATGGATATATGTACTTGGAGAATGACATACCTAAGTATTTTCTTCATATGTTTTCAAAACAATTAGAGCCTGAAAAAACTTATATAGATATTTATACTTCTGAAAAAATTTATCACTATAATAGTACTTGGACAGAGATTGAAAAAGCTACAGACCATTATTTTAAAATTGTTCCAGTAGGTGTTGGTATTATAGGGAGTAAGCCATATACAACTGATAGAGGTTATGACGAAGGTGATAAAACTATATATAGAACAATTAAGAATATTCAAGATGCATTAGAAACTAATTTATCTGATATAGTATGTGAAATATCTGATTTTAGAAACGCAATTCTAAAAATATATGGTATTGAAGCTGAAAATAAGAAAGACAAAGATGGTAATGATGTAATTGATGAAAAAACAGGAAAACCTATTAAACTAGCACCTGTTGTTAAAGATAATTGTATATTATTGTTTGGAGATAAGACAAGCCAAGATGCTGAATGGCTTATCAAAAATGTTAATGATGTATTTATAAAGAATACTCGTGATGATCTAAAAGATTTAATTTATACATTAACTTCACACGTTGATAATAATGAAAAGATGCAAAGTAATTTATCTGGTATAGCTTTAAGAAGTAGACTGCAAAGTCTAGAGGCTAAATGTAAGATGAATGAAAAAGCTATGATGAATATTATCTATACTAGACTTTATTGCTTATTTAAATACTTATTTTTAACAGCGAGTAAGCCATACGATGTTAATACTATTAAGGTTCAGTTTACTCCTAATATTCCAGTAGATGAAATAGGAATTGCTGACATGATAAGTAAGCTTACTCCAGGTAGAATAGTAAGTAAAGAAACATTAAGAAGTTGGCTACCTAGAATAGAAAACACTACAGCAGAAGGAGAAAAAGTTAAAAAAGAAATTGAAGAAGAAATGCCAAAAATAGATTTAAATAAGTTTGGTGATATAGATGCTTAGTAAAAAACAAGTTCAAAAGTTCATGCAAAGCTTATACAAAAATGGTGATAATGAGCTTAAGAAACTATTTAAACATCAATATGGTATGAAGAGTGCTATCTTAGGGGAAGTTGCTAATATCATGCTTATTTATGTTGTAGAAAATGATGTAATGCTTATGTCAGATATAGAACAAAATAGAGAAATGAAAAAGCTAGGTGATTTAATTAATTCTTACATGAAAGCTGATGCAGATATGCAAATTTCTATTATTTATAGTTTGTTATCCAGTACAGTTGATAATACATTTAAATTTTATTCTTATAATGCTAAAAAGAAAGATGTTAAAGCTATCATTGATAAACATTACGAAGGGAAACATTTTTCTAGAAGAGTATGGGAGAATGAAGGGGAAGTTGCTAAATATATTAATAAGCAATTAGAAGATTTTCTAAATGGAAAAGTAAGTGTAAATAAGATTAAAAAGAATGTAGATAGTATTTTTAACAGTGGTGCATACAATGCTAAAAGATTAGCTGAAACTGAAATAAGTAGATGTGCTAGTGAAGCATTTAATAGATTTGGCGAGGAAGTTGGAATTAAAAAGGTTAGATATAATGCACAACTTGAAGCTTGTGAAAAATGTAAGCCTTTTGATGAGAAGCCTTATGATTTTGATGAAAAACCGGAATTACCAAAGCATCCATTTTGTAGGTGCTATTTTGATATTATTGAATAAGCCTAAATTTAAGGAGGAAAAAACAATGAGTAAATCAGGAAGTGTAACAGTTGAGATATCTGTCAAACAAAGTTTTGGATTTGCCTTAGAGGCATTAAAAGCGGGAGGGAAAGTGGCTAGAAAAGGTTGGAATGGTAAAGGGATGTTTGTTGTATATCAAAAAGGATACCCAAATGGGATACCCTGTAACAAACAAACTGCAGAATCGTGGGGATTAAATGAAGGTGACTTATTTAGATGTAATCCATACTTACAAATAAAGTGTGTTGATGGAAGTCACTCTATGTGGGTACCAAGTATTAATGATGTATTAGCAGAGGATTGGGAAATAGTTGATTAAACCTTAGAAATCTAAGGCTTATTATATTGTCTTTAAGCAATAGACGTTAAACAGGCTTATTTTTTATGTGAATTTAGACTTGTGGGGGCATTGAACTTACAGGGATAAGGAGGAAATTAATGAGGAAAACAGATTTAATAAAATTAATTGATAATATAGCTGATGATGGGGACATAAATGAGGTTATTCTGGGAGCTGACGAGTTCAAGGGGTTATCGCAAGTGGACTTATCTAAGCTAACTAGTGATGATATAAAGACTTTAGTTGCTTCTAATGAAGCTTTTAAGGGATTTTTAACAAGTCATGATGATTCAGTGAGATCAAAAGCAGTAGAAACATTCCAAAACGGGAAAATGAAAGAAGTTATTGAGAAAGCTGTCGAAGAAGCCAAAAATGGAAAGAAAACTCCAGAACAAATTGAGTTAGAAAAGCTTAAGAAACAGTTTGAAGATAGTCAAGCAGAGTTACAAAGAGAAAAAACTATAGGTAAATACACAAAAGTCCTTAAAGAAAAGGGATTACCAAGTGAATTGGTAGATTTTATCTATGGTGATGGCGGAGAAGAAACTATAGATAAAAATATAGAAAGTATTACTTCTATATTTAATGGTGCTGTAGATAGTGGAGTTAAGGCTAAGCTAGGTTCAAGTTCATACACCCCACCGGCAGATGATGCAACAAATACCCTTAACGCACAAATAGCAAGTGCTATGGGAGTAAAATAATTAATTAAAAGGATAGGTGATAATTATGGCAATAAATACTATTGCAACAGCAACTTTATTTCAACAAAACTTAGATAAGGCAGCAGCACAACAATTATTAACTGGATGGATGGAAAGTAATGCAGGACAAGTTATATATAATGGTGGTGCTACTGTTAAAATTCCTAAGTTATCTATGGACGGATTAGGAAACTATGACAGAGATGCAGGATATAATCAAGGTGGAATAAGCTTATCTTATGAAACTATGACTATGAATTATGATAGAGGTAGAAAGTTCTTATTAGACCCAATGGATATTAATGAAAGTAACTTTGTATTAACTGCAAGTTCAGTAATGGGAGAGTTCCAAAGAACAAAAGTTGTTCCAGAAATTGATGCTATAAGACTTTCTAAAATTGCTACTTATGCAATGGGAGTTACAGGAGACACACAAGTAGAATATGGATATACTCCTGCTAAAACTACAATAGTGGCAAAAATAAAAGAAGGTATTAAGAAAATAAGAAAAGCGGGATTTACTGGCGATTTAGTTTGTTATGTTACTTATGATGTACAAAGCTTAGTATCTGAATACTATGGTGAAAAGTTATCAGCTGCAACATTTGCTATTAATGGAGTTGATACTAGAGTGCCTTCTATAGATGGTGTCCCATTAGTACCAGTTATTGATGAGTGCATGGTTAGTGCTGTAACCCTTAATGATGGCAAAACTTCTGGACAAACTATAGGAGGATTCAAGAAGGCTACTGATGGTTTAGATGTAAACTTTGAGATTATAGCAAAAGAAGCTCCTATAGCAGTTCAAAAAACAGATACTATGAGAATCTTTGACCCTAACACAAATCAAAGTGCTAATGCGTGGTCAATGGATTATAGAAAGTTCCACGACATTTGGGTTATGGATAATAAGCTTACTGGATTGTTTGTAAACATTAAGGATGCTAAACCAAGTGCATAAAAGGAGTTGATAAAGCATGAGCTTTACTGACGAAGAATTAAAGGAGATGGCTGTACTTGCAATCTTTAATTATTATGATGGTGAATACACTAAAGAATTTATAGAAACAAATTTTAACCTAGCATTAAAAGTATTAATAGAAAATACTAAGAGCATGGATAAGGTATCTGGAGTTAGCACTATATCTGAGAATGGCACTTCTATAACGTATAAAGAAGGATATGAGAAGTTTTCTATTACTAATGATGTTATTGCACTCCTACCTAAAAAAACTAATTATAGAGTGTGGTAGGTGGGTTATGGGAGTATTAGTAAGAAATGCAGATATAACAGTGTATCACCATTATTATAATGAAAATAAATTAGATGCTTACAAAAGAATAAATATAAACAATATTAATTGGAATAGTAAAAGAAATGTTACTGTAGGTGATAAAGGAGTTAATATCTTTTACACTACTATGATAGTTGCAGATAAAGGCGATTATGAGATTGACACAGAGGATTTAGTTGTTAAAGGTAATTTAACATTAGATATTAAAAAAGCAACTGATTTAAAGGGTTATAGGTACTTGAAAATAGTAGGATTACAAGAAAATAATTTACTAGGTACTATAAATATCGAATGTAAGTAGGTGTTTATATGAGTGTTAAGGTTAATATGAACCCTGCTAATCAAATTCTTAGCAAAAGAAAGATTCAAAAAGGTGGAGAGGCACAAGTTTATTTTACTAAACAATGTGCTAAATGGATGAATAACTATGTTCCATTTGATAGCGGACGTTTAAAGGATATGGATATAGAAATAGGCACAGATTTTGTTAAATATAATACTCCTTATGCCAAGAAGCAATATTACTCTAATAAAGGGAATGGGAAGAAAAATAAAGCAGGGCTAAGAGGTAAATTGTGGGATAAAAGAATGTGGAATGACAAAAGGCAAACTATAGTTAAAGATGTTGCTAATTATGTGGGGGGTAGAAGTGAATGAAGATAATAGAAGCAGTAAGAAAGTATATAAGTGAACTAGACTGCATGTCTACTTTTGACAGTGCAATTAATGTTAATTACTTAGGCGGTGAGGTTGATAGTTTTTCCATTGAAGAAGTACCAACTAATCCAATAGTAAAAAGATATATAGGTGGTTCTTCTATAAGACAATTCCAATTTGTTTTTTGTAGTAGAGAACCGTATGGAGTAGAAATTTTGCAGAATATAGAAAATAGCAATTTCTATGAAGATTTTGCGAATGAAATAGAAGAAAAAAATGATAAAGAGATATTACCAATACTAGAAAATGGGTTGGAACCAGGAAGCATTGAGGTAATAAGTACAGCTTATACAGTTGATGTTACAGAAGATACTGCTCTTTATCAGATTAATTTAAATTTTAAATATTTTAAGAAAGGAATGAATTAAATGAGCGTGCGTAAACGTAAAATACAAGCAAATTATTTAGAAGTAGCGGGTGCCTTTGAGTTACTAGGAACAGGCTTTACAGAGTTAAATGAAAGTCCTAGTGCCCAAACAACTTCTAAAAGATATATAAATCAATCTAGTGCAAGTCAATCAATAACCGGTTATGAATGGGTTACTGAATTTACTGCGGATCAAATAGTTTCAGAAAAAGCTATAGAATATATAAGAGAAATTGGAGAAATGCAAAAATTAGGAGCAGATACAGAAACCGATTATTTAATAGTAGATTTGGATAAACCTGCAGCAACAGAGGGCAGTTATAGAGCTAGAAAAATAAAAGTAGCAGTTTCTGTAGATAGTTTCGAGGATAATGATGGAGATTTAGGAATAAGCGGAAGTTTCTTAGGTATAAGCGATCCAATATTAGGTACTTTTGATACAACAACTAAAGAATTTACAGAAGGTTTTACACCTAAAACAGTTTAGAAGGAGGAATTTAATCTATGAAAATTAATGGAGTTGAATTACCAGATTTAGATGTTTTTGATTTGGAAGTTGCTGAAAAATTTGAAAAATCATTTAATGATTTTAATGATTTAAAGGATAGGGTTAAAGGTATGAGTTTATCAGAAAATATAAAAGTCCAGTGTAATGCCATATTTAATGTATTTAATACTATGTTTGGTGAAGGAACTGACAAAAAAGTATTTGGAGATAAAGTTAATTTATTAACCTGTATAACTGCCTTTGAGGAACTTGTAACACAAATGAGTTCTAAAAAAAATGAAGTAGAAGAAAAGATAAAAAAATATTCTCCTAATCGTGCTACGAGAAGAAATAAAAAATAATGAATATATTAATAGATTTAGTGCCAACTAGTGTTACAATAGAAAATCAGGATTATAAAATTAATTCTGATTTTCGTACATCTATTCTCTTTGAATTGCTCATGCAGGATAATGAAATAAGTGAAGAAGATAAAATAATATACTCTTTAGAACTTTACTATCCTATACTCCCTAAAAACATCAATGAAGCTGTAGATAAAATGTTATGGTTTTATAGATGTGGAAAAGACATAACACCATCTAAAGGTACTGGAAAGGGGAAAAGTACGCAAATTTATAGTTTCAATTTTGACGATGACTATATTTATAGTGCTTTTTTAGACCAGTATGGAGTAGATTTGCAAGACATTGATTTACATTGGTGGAAATTTAAATCAATGTTTAAGGCTTTAAAAGAAGATAATGAGATAGTTAAAATAATGGGATATAGAAGTATGGATTTATCTAAAATTAAGGATAAAGAGGAGAAAAATTATTATAGGAGAATGCAGGAACTTTATAAGATACCAATTGCCAAAGACGAAAAAGATAAGTTAGAAGAAATAAATAACATATTACTAAATGGTGGAGATGTTAGCAAAGTATTGTAATATATTCCTCTTATAATATATAATTATATTATATATGTATAGAGAAGGGGTTGTGTTTATGAACTGTCCTAAATGTGGAAGCGATAATGTTAATGTCCAAGCAGTTACTACTATAAGAAATAAAAAGCATGGAATTTTATACTGGTTATTTATTGGTTGGTGGCTAGAGATATTTATGTGGTTATTTCTAACATTACCATGGTTAATTATTAAGATATTTAAACCAAAAGGTGTAACTAGTAAAACTAAAGGTAAAGCAGTATGCCAAAATTGTGGTAAGATATGGAATACTTAATAAAGATATTATTTTTAAGCACTTACATTAGTAGGTGCTTTTTTATTTTATTTAAAAAGGTAGGTGAAAAAATATGGCAGATGGGAAAATTATAATTGATACTCAAATTGATAGTAAGGGTGCTGAAAAAGGAATAAGTAAGCTTGGAAGTTTAGCTAGTAATGCATTAGGATTCGCTACAAAAACTACAGCTGCAATGGTAACTGTAGCTACAGGAGCGGTTGCAGCATTAACAAAACTGTCTATTGCGCAGTATGCGGAGTATGAACAGTTAACCGGTGGAGTTGAAACACTGTTTAAGAAAAGCAGTGGTCAAGTAATGAAATATGCAAATAATGCATATAAAACAGCTGGAATGTCTGCAAATGAGTACATGAGTACTATAACAGGCTTTTCTGCATCTTTACTACAAGGCTTAGGTGGGGACACTAAAAAGGCCGCTGAAATAGGTAATATGGCAGTTACAGATATGGCGGATAATGCCAATAAAATGGGAACAGCTATAGGAGATATACAAAACGCTTATCAAGGGTTTGCAAAACAAAATTATACTATGCTAGATAACTTAAAACTTGGGTATGGTGGCACTAAAACCGAAATGCAAAGGTTACTTGTAGATGCTGAGAAATTGACTGGGATAAAATACAATATTAACAATTTCAGTGATGTAATAGAAGCTATCCATGCAATTCAAAATGAAATGGGAATAACCGGAACAACAGCAAAAGAAGCTTCTTCTACCATTGAAGGTAGTTTAAATATGACTAAAGCAGCTTGGACTAATTTATTAACTGGTATGGCTGATGATAATGCTGATTTTGATACACTAGTAAATAATTTGGTCGATAGTGTGAGTACTTTAGGGCAAAATTTATTACCAAGAATAGAAATTGCTATAAATGGTATTGGAGACTTAATTAATAAATTACTCCCACCAATTATTGATAAGCTACCACAATTAATAACTTCTATATTGCCTGGTATGCTAAATGCAGGAGTAAGCGTAGTATCTTCACTGGGAACTGGTATTTTGCAATCATTGCCAACAATTATAAACTTAGGTATACAAGTAATTCAAAGTCTTATTGCTGGGATACAAAGCAACCTACCTGCTATTGTAACAGGAGCAATGGCTATAGTGCAAAGTCTTGTAACTGGCTTTTTAACAGTGTTACCTCAAATCGTACAATTAGGATTACAGCTAATTATTCAATTAGGTATGGGGATAGCACAAGCAATTCCAACACTTTTACCGCAAATCATAAATGTTGTTATAGGTATTTCAGATATGATTATAGCTAATATAGGAACTATTATTAATGTAGGAATACAAATATTAATTGCTTTAGTGCAAGGATTAGTTCAAGCATTACCACAACTAATACAGGAAGTTCCTAGAATAATAAATGAATTTTCAGGGGCGATATTTGCCCAACTCCCAACTATAATTGTAGCAGGTGTAAAAATAATATTGATGCTTATAAAAGGATTAATACAAAGTATACCTACTTTAATAGCTAATATACCACAGATTATAATGGCTATATTTAATGCTTTAACCTTATTTAATTGGGCTAGTGCAGGGAAAAACCTTTTAACTAAAGTTGGAGAAGGTATAAAATCAATGGGCCCGAATATAGGTAATCTCGCTAAAAGTATTGCACAAGGCATAAATAATGTTATTAAGAATATATTTACCGGTGGTGGGAACATAGGTAGAGGATTAATATCTAATATAGGTAGTGGACTTAGGAGCTTAGCTGGAAGTGTAGCAGGTACAGCTAGAAGTATAGGAAGTTCTGTTCTAAATGCTATAAAAAATGCCTTTGCTGCAGCTCCTAGTATAGGAAAGAATTTAATCCAAGGAATTTGGAACGGAATTAAAAACATGAGAGATTGGATTATGGGACTCATAGGAAATTTTGCTTCTGGAATTATTGCAGGTATTAAAGAAAAATTTAAAATACATTCTCCATCCCGTGTTATGAGAGATGAAGTAGGTAAATACATAGCACAAGGTATTGGAGTAGGTTTTTCAGATGAATCTGAGAATTTACAAAGTTCTATAGATAATGATTTATCTGGATTAATTAATAAAATGCAAATGACAGTAGACCACGAAGTAGCCACTACAACCGCAGGAGTAGTTGCAAGTAGGAATGTAAGTACAGTTAAAGAAATTACTAATGATAATAACAATGGACTATATCTTACTATAGAAAACTTTAATAATAATACAAGTAAAGATACACCAGCTTTAATGGAAGAAATAGAATTTTATAAGAAGCAAAATAGTTTAGCAAGAGGAGGGGTATAATGGAAGATGGCTTTATTTGGAAGGGTATACATTCAAGCGAAAAAGGTTTAAGAATTATATCCCTTCCAAATGTAACAACCCCAGAACTAAGGGTAGAGAAGGTAGTTGTTCCAGGTAGAAGCGGAGATTTAACTTTAACGGATAATGATTACGAGGGCGAAGTTAAATCAGTTGAATTTGATTATTTTAATGATTATTTTGATGATATAAAGACATGGTTAAATGGGACAGGAGAAGTGATTTTCTCTAATGAGCCTGATAGATATTATAAAGCTAGAATAATTAATAAAATAGCTTTAGATCAAGTCTTAAAAAAATTCCATAGCGGTATAGTGCAATTCGATTGTCAACCGTTTGGTTATGATTTGAACAATAGTCCAATAATGAAAATAACAGAAAACAATGTAATTAGAAATAGTAAAGTGATACATCCTTTAAGTACTTACAATTATACAAGTGGAAATTTAATAGAGCCTAATAAATTAGCCACAATAAATGAAAGTAATTCTATGGAGATAACTAATTATAGAACTAAAGAAAGTACCCCGGTTATAACTATATGGGGATATGGCTCCATAGACCTAAACATAAATGATAATATAATTAATCTTACTAATGTAGCAAACCATATAATTATAGATAGCCAGATTATGGATTGCTACAGAGATGGGCAACTTATGAATAATTATATGAAGGGAGAGTTCCCTATATTTAAAGTAGGAATAAATAAAATATCATGGATGGGTGATATACAAAGAATTGAAATAAAACCTAATTGGAGGTGGTTATAAAATGGCATATCAGAAAACTAACTGGGTGGACGGATTTACCCCACTGAGTTCGGAAAAATTAAATAATATCGAAGGTGGAATTGAAGAACTATTTAATTCATTATCTAACTATGTTACACAAAGCTTAAATCCAAACGGATTTATAAAATTAACAAGCGGTTTTATATTTCAGTGGGGAAGCTTAAAAACAGGCACAGCCCCAGTTGTTAATCAATCTGGAACATTATATTACACAGAATTAACCCCATCTTTACCAATCCCATTCCCAAATAAATTCTTAGGGGGAGTTGTTAATGTTAACTACGCAGGAGTTAACGGACGTATCTCGGAATCTAGCCAATACCCTAAGACAGGTACAAGGATAATTATAGATAGATATAATTCTTCTGCTCTTGCAGACATAACATTTAATTATTTTGCGTTAGGTTACTAGGGAGTGATAAATATTATGATTAAGTTATTTGAACCCATTGCCATAGATTTTACAACTAACGGAGTAGCTATACTAACGAATTGTATAGATATGGAGATTATAGAAGAGTTAAATGGGAACTACTCTTTAAATTTTAAATACCCTATAGAAGAACCTAAAATTGTAAAAGGAGTAATGCAAGCTAATAAAAATATAATTAGCAATAAAACTACAATAGTAGGAACTAAAACTAATGTAAATTTACCAACTAAAAGCTATTTCTTACAAAAAGATTATATAGTTTATGCCAATAACCAACCTTTTAGAATTTATAATGTAAAAAGAGATATGTCTACAATAGAAGTTAATTGTAGGCATATTTTTTATGATCTATTAGATAATTTTTTAGAAGATGTAAGACCTACAAATTTAAATAGAATGGACGCATTAAAGTGGGTTTTAGAAAGAACTCAATACCCTAATAGATTTACCTTTAATGGGAATTTAGGCCCTACTTCAACTCGATATTTTATAAGAAAAAATGTTGTAGAAGCAATAATGGGACAAGAAGGTATTCTGGAAACTTGGGGCGGAGAAATAGTAAGGGATAACTTCAATATAGGGATATGGGATTCCCGAGGGAATGACAGAGGAGTTTTAATACAAGGCGGTAAGAACTTAGTAGGTATAGAGGAAGATTTGGACACAGACAATGTAATAACAAGGATTATGCCTACAGGATTGGACGAAAACGACACCGTTATAATGTTACCAGAAAAATATATAGATAGCCCATATATAAATGCTTATCCGCATCCTAAAATTAGACATATGCATTATGGAGATATAAAAATAAATAAGGAAACTGGAATAACTAAAGATGATGTAATAAGGTTACTAAGGCTAAAGGTTAAGGAACTTTACGAAGTAGAAAAAGTAGATATTCCAGAAGTTAATTACAAAGTGGACTTTATAGAACTTTCTAAAACAGAAGAATACAAAAATTATATATCTTTGGAGAAAGTCGAAGTCGGGGACACTGTAACAGTAAGATATAATAAATTAAATTTAGATATAAAAGCTAAAGTTATAAAAACAACTAAAACTCTAAGAGGTTTTAAATGGCTTAATGAAAAAGTTGAGTTAGGTAATTTTAAAAAAGATGTAACTAGTTCTTTAAATAAAATAGATTCTATAACAACACCAGATGGGAAAGTTAAGGCTGAATCTATATGGGGCCCTATAGACGCCGCAAAAGCAACTTTAAAAGCTATGTCGGATAGCGCAGAAACACAGGTGGAAAGGGCAATTCTTTTCGAGGATAAAGACCCTACTTCTAGTACCTATGGCGCGCTCTGCATGGGTACCAGAGGGTTTCAGATAGCTAGTTCTATGACTAATGATGAATGGCAGTGGTCTACTTTTGGAACTGGCCAAGGATTTACAGCAGACCTTATAAGAGCTGGAATACTACAGTCTTATGATGGAACTCTAAGAATTGACTTAGGTGGAGGAACATTTAAAACTTATAATTATAATGGATTCCCAGCTATTGAAATGAAGGACATGAACTTAGACTTCTATGATTGGAAAAAAATAAATGAAAAGGCAGGTACTATTTATACTTCATATGATGTTGATTATCCTGATAAAATGGGATTTTCAATAGCACATTATAAAGACTATGGATTATCCTTAGCGTACCACGATCCTGCTGTTGGTCACTTTCGTAGTTACATGTCTTTCGACTATTTTAAGCGCTTACCAAAAACTAAAGAAGCAATAACTATCTGGAAAGATGTTAACGCAACGTGGGGTGGACTAAAATATTATAACGAAGATGAGCAAGTTGGGTTTATAGGGAACTATGGTAATAACTTGAGAATGGCATATGTTGGTAATGGAAATATGATAAGGTTAGGAAGAGAAAACGAAGATGCCTTTGTTAGCACAATTGATATTCAAGACCCTAACAATTCTCAATACCGAAGAGGGTGTTTAATCTGGTCACATACTCAAATCGGCGGGAATTTGTTAGTAACAGGGGATTTTGCTGTTAATGGTAGTAAAAACTGTGTAGTTGATACTAAGAATTATGGCAAAAGATTGATAAATGCCTATGAGACCATGGGCTATTATTTTGGAGACCCAGGGACAGGGTGTACTGATGAAAATGGGGAATGTATTTGTGAAATAGATGATATGGTAAGTGAATTAATCAACACTAATATAAAGTACCATGTAATTCTTACAGAGTATTGCAATGACGACCTTACCATAGAAGAAATGAGAAATTTATGTCCTTTAAGAGTTACCACAAGAACTCCAACATATTTTATAGTTCGTGGAGAACCTAATATGGAATTCACTTGGGAGTTAAAGGGCAAAAGACTTGGATATGAAAATGTAAGAGCGGATAGTGAGGAATACAGATATAGTATTGATGATTATCAAAGGCCAGTAGATTTTGAAGTTGATAATAACAAAATAGAGGATATAGAAAAGTCCTTACTTGTAAATGAAGATGATACAGAAGAAATATTATTAGGAGGAATGTAAATATGAAAAAGTTGACAGGTTTTGCAATAGTAACAAGAGCAGAAGGTAAACGTGTTGCATATACACACAGTGTTATTGATGAATCCACTGGAACTATGACGGAGGACAATATTAAAAGTTCTTTCTATGCACTTGATAGCGAGTTGTTAAAGCACATAACAGCGATAGAAGAATATATAGAAGAAAATAAATTAAAAGAGGTGAATTAATGTCAATTTATGTTGGGGGAGATACAACAGAGTTAACTTTTAATTTTTTTACTAAGGTTGCTGGAAGTATGGTGGAATGTCCTATGAAATGTTATTATTCCGCTAGTACCAGTACACCACTCCCAAACAGTAGTAGTTGGATTGAATTAAATCAAGAACGCTACGACAAGCTAAAAGCCCAAGATAACAACCTATTAGAATTTTCAAGCTCAACCGCAGGAGAAAAAATACACATATTAATAGAGCTAGATTTAAATGGGTTATGTGGTTCTCTTTACAGTGGTAATAACAATACATTAAAGAGTAATTTAAAAGAACTAAGTTGGTCAAGTTGGACGTCTGGAGAAGGTAACAACAATGGGACGAAAAGTTATAGCAGTATAATGAGAATATATAATCAAGGAACTAATACTTATGGTTATGGAATAGCAAACACCAGTTCCGCAGTTGCGGAGTTAAATCCCACACCAATAACTGATAGTGGCTATATCACCAGTGATAATAAAATATATGTAATAATAATTTCTGATTATCCCGCAAGTACAAGTATTCCGAATAAATTACGTTTAGATTATGCAACTATAAAACTAAAAATAAATAGGCAACCAGATATTGTCCCACCAATGGAAGTGGAACTAGGAGAAGAATGGAGCATTTTAATAAAAGGATTTAGCCCTAGTTGGGATAATAACAATGCTCCTAACCCCTACCCTAGAGTATTAGAAATAAAAGATAAGCTTATAGTATCTTACAGGCAAGATACAAAAGTGTTTTACTTCCAAGATGTTATTACTGGAGCTATAACAACTATGCCAAGCTTTAGTTTCCCAAAGTTTAAGGCGATTAATATTTTAATAACCCAAAATGCAAGTGGGGTAATAACAATGTATGTTTTAGATAATGGAGGAACATTAAAAAAAGTTTCTAGTCCTGGACATAATATAACAGGAATAGGACAACTATATTTACTACAAAATAATGGGGTAGCTAGGCATGGAGATGCCTTTATAGATAGTAGACCAGAATTTAATAATTCAGATTCAGATGAAGAAGCAGAAATAATTTTAAAAAGTAAAAACCCTAATTTATTGCCAAACTTTAAAGATAGCAGATGGACTATACACCAAAATGCAACTGTCAATTTAGATGGTACTATTTTAACATTAAATGCTACGGCTAATTATCAAGGGAGTAGTATTGCTATACCTGTATTACCGAATAATAGATATAAAGTTACCTGTAATTTTGGAGGACAAGGACATATAGCCATATCAGAACGATACAATAGTATTAAAGTAGTAAATGATTATAGAGTGTTAGATTATACAGGAAACTATACAGGAGAGTTTATTACAAATAATAATACTAATAGTATAATTTTAGCTTGTAGCAATGCTTCTATTGGAGTATTTAGCTTTAGTAATTTAGAATTAAGAAGATTAGACTAATAACGGAGGTGCAATGTGGAATTAAAAGTCTGGGAAGAAAAGCATAAAAGGCTAGAGGAAAAAATTAATGTACATGATATTAGGCTTAATGATCATGGAAAAAGAATTGATAAAATAGAACAAAATCAATCAAGGACAGATACTAAAATTGAGAATCTTTGTGACCAGTTAAAACAACTTGTGTCTGTTCTAAAGTGGTATATAGGATTAACAGTAGGAGCTTTAGTAAGCTTCTTTTTTTATGCAATCCAACACAATATTTTTAAATAGAAAGGGTGTTTAAATGGAATTTCTAAAGCAATTTTTACAGATAAAAAAGATTATAGCATTACTAACTACTATAGTATTTTGCATTTTAGCATTAAAAACTAATATATCAAGTACAGAGTTTCTTTCTGTATTTACATTAATAATAGGATTTTATTTTGGACAAAGTTCAGCTAGACAGGCAGTAAAGGAAAGTAAAGAGCAGGAATAAACCTGTTCTTTTTTAATTAAATTTTAGGAGGTAGTTTTAATATGAAAATAGGAATTGATTGTGGGCATACAATGTCTGGTACAGATTATGGAGCAGTAGGAATAAAAGCAGAATCTAATCTAACCAGAGAAGTAGGTACTAGAGTAATAAGTAAATTACAAGCATTAGGACATACAGTTGTTAAATGTTATAAAGATACTTGCAGTAGTTTAAATGATAGTTTAAGTTATAGAACTAATACAGCTAATAATAACAACGTAGATTTATATGTATCTATTCATTTCAATTGCTATAACGGTAGTGCATATGGAACAGAGGTTTTTACTTATGGAGGCAAGGAATTACAACAAGCCAGAGCAGTGTTAAATAATATTTGTGCTTTAGGTTATACAAATAGAGGGTTAAAAGATGGTTCTGGTCTTTATGTATTAAGACACACAGCTATGAAGTCAATGTTAATAGAATGTTGTTTTTGCGACAATAGAGAAGATATGAATAGATTTAATGCAGAGAATGTAGCCAATGCTATAGTAAAAGGTTTAGTAGGCAAAACTACTAGTGCAACATCAAATAGCAAACCAAGCACCCCTAAACCATCACAACCAAGTAAGAAACACCCTTTAATAACACAACTTTATAACGAAATGTCTAAACAAGGTTTTTCTGTTCTACCAATGTGCCGACAAGGGGCTAAAGGTGGTGTAACAAAGACATTACAACAAATGCTTATTAATATAGGCTATCCTGTAGGTTCTTATGGAGCAGATGGAGTGCTTGGCGGTGGGACTGTAACAGCAATAAAATCTTTTCAAAGGGATTGTAATTTAAGTGCAGATGGAATTGTAGGAACTAATACATGGAACGCTTTATTTAGAAATTTAAAATAGTTTATAGGTACTCTCTTTTTTATGGGAGTACCTCTTTTTTTATTTTTTGTAAAAATATTTTAAAAGAGTGTTGACTTTCACCGCTAGCGGTGATAAAATATAACTAAAGATAAGGAAAGGAGATATGAAAGATGAAAAATTTATTTAAAGAAGCACACAAACTTACAAAGGAGATTAAAGCTGAATATCCAAACGTAGATTACAAGGCACAATTTGCAATATGTCTTTCATATCTTCTTTCAAATGGAGAAGGAGATTATAAAGTGGAGACTATAACTATTAAAGAAATTAAAGAAATGGTTAAAGAAGCTTCTAAGACAAAATCTATAGACGAAGTTAATTATTGGGAAAGAGGTTCTGTAAAAAGATTATATTTCAATCGTTATACTGGAAGTGGTGTTAGAGTTTCTATAGGAACTATTATTATCGAAGAAGATGGAAAAATGAAAGTAGATTTAATAAAATCTTACACAAATGATGTTAAAGAAATTTTTAATCAGATAGAAAATAAAATATTTAAGGGGGAAAAATAATATGTTAAATATGCAAGAAATAAGAGAATCTATAAAGGAAGCAAGAAAAGGAGATATGAAAGTCGAAGTTATAAAAAAGAATACTGGAGATATCGAACTATGGGCTGCAGGTGCGAGTAAAAATAGTATAGAAAGTGGTGGAGTTGATGTAATCTACACTATAGACTGCCAAATTTACGGTAGATATTATAACCCACAATATGAATATTCGTATAAAGAATTATTTGAAATGCAAATAAACACTGTAATTGAAAATGCTGAAATTGACATATGGGAGAAATATCGAATAAAAGGAAATTTAGTAGAGCAATTAAATTCTTTATAGGAGGAATAAAATGCAATTAAAAGATGTAATGGATTTATCAGAAGCATCGGAAAAATACAATATAAATATAAACACCTTAAAAAGTGCATGTCAGAAAGGTTTAAATGGGCTAGTGGAAGGTATAGATTATAAGAAATCAGGACGTGTTTGGCTAATTACAAGAGATGCGATAAAAAAATTTGAACATGAGTAGAAAAATAAAAGGGGAATTTAAAATGCGAAAGGAAATAAGATATCTAATAGCAGGTTTATTAATTGGGGCTTGTACAAGATTTATTGGTATTGCAACAGCAATTGAACAATCGGAAGATAGTTGCCCTAGTAATGGAGAGTATATGTATTGCACAGACAAAGGTAAACCTTTATGGATATCCGTATATGACGTACATCAAGAAGAAAAATTTATTTATTTGAGATATCCAAATAGTGCTAAAGTAATTAAACTAGCAGAATTAAAATAAAAAAAAGAGGTAGCTTTATAAATAAGGCTATCTCTTTTTAATTACTTGTAACAATATGTACAAAATTTGAACTTTATGTAAATGTAATGTATAATTAACATGGAATATATTATATGGTATAGAAAATTTAAGGAGGTAATATCATGGGAGAAAAAGTTAAAAAACCATTCTATAAAAAAATATGGTTTTGGGTACTCGCAGTTATAGTTGTAGGAGGAATATTTGGTGCCAACCAAGATAAACCTAAAAAAGTAGGACAAACAAATGCAAAAGTTGAAACTAAGAAAGAAGAAGCAAAATCTAAATCTTTTAAGGTTGGTGACGTTGTAGAATTAAAAGATTTAAAAGTTACAGTAAATAAAGTTTATACAGTTGCAGGGGACGAATTTAACAAACCTAAAGATGGCAACGAATATATTGCGGCAGACATTACACTAGAAAACACAGGTAAAGAAGAAAAACCAGTATCTTCAGTAGCAATGTTTAAAGTTGTAGATAAAGACGGTAGACAATGCGAATATTCAGTCATGGGATTAACAGCTGCTAAAGCTGGACAAATGGACGGCACTTTAGGAGCAGGCAGAAAAATGACAGGAGCTTACGTTGTAGAAGTACCAAAAGGCACTACTGGATTAGAGTTGGAATTTGATAGTTCTTTACTTTCTGGTGGACAGGTTATAGTAAAATTAAATTAAACATATAAAAAACTCTAGAGGTTTAATCCTTTAGAGTTTTATTGTTTTTCTATTAAAGTGTTGTATGGCTGAAATTACACATCTTGGTTTTTAATTACTAAATTTTAAAAACATATTTAATAAAGTTTACATAACTATAAAAAACGCTTGTAAATGATTATGGTACTTACCTTATAAAAACATATATTAGATTATGTACCTTTAAAGTAATTTTAATACAATTATGAATGTCGAAAATATATAATTACTGTAAAAATAAATCATGTGATTTTTTTAACTTTTTAGTGTAATATTAAGTCATAGCTTGTTTACTTAAATGGTTCTAACTTGTTAGTCCTACATAAAAGGTAGTCTAAAGATACATTAAAATAATCAGCCATTTTGACAAGCAAAGGGAAACTAGGTTCTCTCATATCATTTTCATAATAGTTTAACGCTCGAGCTGTTATATTTAATATTTCAGATAATTCTATACTAGTTAGGTCATTGTCTTCACGTAAGGCGTGCAACCTTGAACCAAATGTATTCATGCTATCCCTCCAAAATATTCTAATAAAAAAGGATAACATGTTAAAGTAGTAAAAATTTATATTAGAACATTTTGTTCTTAAATAAGGTGATAAAATAAAACCCATAGAACAAACGTTCTTTACAATAATGGATTATAATGCTAATATTATAATTAAGAAGTTTACGGATAAGGGGAGTTGTAATATGGAATTAAACGAAGAAATAAATAAAATAATTGCAGAGTTAGAATATAAAGAAGCGGAAAAAGTCCTCACTGATATTTTAAAAGAAATCGAAGAAAAAAAGAGTGCTAAATAAAATCCGCACTCTTTCCCACATCTTTCCCACATTAGTTCTAGAAGAGCATAGTACAATAAAGTTTTACATAGTATTCAGCATAGTAAAATCAATAGTTACAGTAAAGTATAGGTTTATTCAGTTCATTGTTATTCGAATCCGGAGGTCGCAGGTTCGACTCCTGCTGGGCGCACCATGAATGTTGAAATAACAAGGATTGATAATTTAAAAATCTTGTTATTTTTTTATTTTCCCACATTTTTCCCACATTAAAAATAAAAAAATAAAAGGATTTAAAATTTCCCACATTTATTCCCTCCTTAAACAAATAAATTATTTAATCTTTCAGCAGCCTTAATTTTTTCTTTAGGCATTACATGGGTATATATATTAGATGTTATGGAGATATCAAAATGCCCTAAGATTTCTTGCACTGTTTTTAATGGTACATTTCTTTCAAATAACTTAGTAGCATAAGTATGCCTTAAAGAATGAAATTTTTTATAAGGTATTTTAGCATTTTTAAGTAATCTTTCATAACTTCTAGTTAAATTCCTTGCATCAATATTTTTGCCAAGTTCAGTTGAGAATACATAGTTGTTATCAACATATGAAGGGCCAGCCTTTAATTTTTCTTCTATTTGCTTATTCTTATGTTCTTTTAAAAACTTTATTAAATTAGATGGTATTGGGACAGTTCTTTTGCTTTTTTTAGTTTTAGGGCTCTGCTCTATAGTTTTATACTCTCTAGTTTCATCAGCTGATATTATATTAACTTGCTTAATACTTCGTTTTACTTTTAATTGTTTATTATCAATGTCTATGTCGTTCCATTTTAGTCCCAGGAGCTCACCTTGCCTTAATCCAGTCCCTAAAGCCAACAATATAAGGAACTTTAGCCTATGCCTTTCTAAAGCTTTTTTAAGAATAGAGATTTCTTTATCTGAAAATATTTCTATTTCCTCTTCTTGTATTTCATCCTCTCCTGGAATAACTATTTTTTTGCCTGCACATGGGTTTCTTAATATATAACCTTCTTTTATAGCGTAATTAAAAAAATTTCTTAGTAATTTGTTTAAATTCCTAATTACATTACTGCTTTTCCCAATATCATATAAAGAATTATAATATCTTTGAAGTTGTATTGCTTTAAGGTTGCTTATTTTAAGCCCATATATATCACTGTTTTTAATGTAATTTCTATATATACCCTCATACCGCTCAAATGTAGAGGGCTTTATTTCATCTGATATTCTTAATATTTCAAACAACCAAGAATGCATTAATTCTCCTAAAACTATATTTTTATAGTCTACATTAAGACCTTTTTTTATATTATCTAGATATTCATCTCTTTTATTTTCAGCATCTTTTTTGCTAGAACCATAAAATTCTTTTCTAATTAACTTCCCATTAGCATCTCTACCTATAGAAACAGTAACTCTATAATATTCTTTACCATTTTTAACATAATTTATTTTACGTGCCATTAAAAATCACCTCGTTTTTTAGCATACATTCAACTAACTGAATGTATGCTTTTTTTAAGTAAGTTTATCTACTCTAGTTCTTATAAAGTTTAACAATTTTTCTTCCATTTCTTTATCAATATCATTACTGTTAGTAATAACACCTTTGTCAATCAGTTCTTGTATAAAATCGTCGACCAACCTAACTCTTTCTGAATTATTAGTTATATAATCTAAAGAAACTTGATAGAACTCAGACAGTTTTTTCAAAGTTTCAACTGTTCCTGTTCTATCTCCTTTCTCTAGATGCCACAACATATTTTTACTTATTCCTGTTTTTGAAGCTAATTCTTCTAAAGTTAATCCTTTATTTTTCCTAAGTTTTGAAAGTATTTCATTTTGTTCCATTTGTATTTCCTCCTTGCATATATACATTATATCCATTTTGGAGACTATAAGCAAACTTATTTTTTGTCTCCATTTTGGAGATATTTTAAGAAAACGTTAGGAATACTTTGGTAATCTCTATAGAACGTCGTTTTAAAGGTAGTATTGAAATTGCTTTGTCTCCTAAATGGAGATAGAATTAAGGTGAAAGGAGGCGAAGGAATGAATTTCAAAACATTAAGGAAAAGACAAAATTTAAGTATTAGAGAAGCAGCTAAAAAACTTGGCATTAGTTTTCAGTCGATTTGTAGATATGAAAACCAAGGAAGAGTTCCTAAGAATCAAATTTTAATAAAAATGCTTAGTGCTTATGACTGCACAGAAAAAGAACTAGGCGAAGCTGTTTTGAACAATATAAAATTTTCGGGGGGTAAAAATAATGAAACAAAAAATATTAGAGATAACTAAAGGTCTAACAAATATAGAACTAAAGGAGATTATTAAAGAAGCAATCCAAGAAACTACTAATAATAAAGCAACTTTAACAATAGATGAATGTGCAAAATATAGCGGAATAGGAAGAGATAAAATATTACAGTTAGCTCATGGAGATAATAGTTTCCCATCTTTCAAAGTAGGAAAAAAATTTTTAATTAATAAAGAACTACTAGATAGTTGGTTAGAAGATATAAGCAAAGAAAAAAAAGCTATATAGGAGGTACAGTAGTATGAACACTTTACAGATTTTTAAAAATAACGAGTTTGGATCAATAAGAACACTACAAAATGAAAAAGGAAATTGGCTTGTAGGAAAAGATATAGCAGAATCTTTAGGATATAAAAATACAAGAGATGCACTAAATAAACATGTAGACGAAGAAGATAAAGCTGATGTCGCAATTCACGACGGCAGCCAAAATAGGAATATGGTACTTATTAACGAAAGTGGACTTTACAGTTTAGTATTAAGTTCTAAACTACCAACAGCCAAGAAATTTAAAAGATGGGTAACAAGTGATGTACTACCAACTATACGTAAACATGGAATGTATGCAACAGATGAATTAATAGATAATCCAGACCTTCTTATAGAAGTTGCTATTAAATTAAAAGAAGAAAGGCAAGCAAGATTAAAAGCAGAGGAAAATGTAAAAATACAAAAACAAATAATTGGAGAACTAAAACCCAAGGCAGATTATACAGATACAATTTTACAAAGCAAGAGCCTAGTAACAACAACACAAATATCTAAAGACTATGGTATTAGTGCTCAAGAAATGAATAAAATGCTGCATGAATTAAAAATACAGTATAAACAGAATGGGCAATGGCTTTTATACAGCAAGCATCATGGTAAGGGGTACACACACTCTGAAACAATACCAGTTAGGCATAGCGACGGTAGATTAGAAGTCAGAATGAACACTAAATGGACACAAAAAGGAAGATTGTTTTTATATGAATTATTAAAAGAAAACGGGATATTACCAACTATAGAAAAGGAGTGCTAAAATGAGTAGTTTTTATAAAGCGAAGGAAGTAGCCAAAATATTAGATATAAGTGTTACTCAATCTTATAGAATAATTAAAAAATTAAATCAAGAATTAGAGGAAAAAGGTTATATTGTTATCGCTGGAAGAATACCAAAAAAGTATTTTGAAGAAAAATATTATATATAGGGGGTTTAATTATGAATAAAGAAAAATGTGTTTCTATAATAGGCTTAGCAGGTATAGGACTAATAGCTGGTACAGTTCCAGCATGGATAATAAGCGGGTTAGGTATGGTTTGCATACTAAGCATGAAAGATAAGACACCACAAGAAAAGCTTGTAGAAGAAATACAGAAATCCTTTAAATACAACTATGAAGATGCGGAGGTATATGCAAAGAAGCTTAAAAATATAGCACTAGAAGAATACAGAAAGGATTTTAAAACAGATGACAAGTAAAGGAGAACTAATCCTAGCTATATACAGTTTAATTATAGTGTTGTTCTTAATAATAGTAGACCTTAAAGGAGTTAAGAAATTCAAATATGCAGGTTGCTTGTCAATAATATTTACACCAACAATTATATTTTTAATAAACATTATTTGGAATATATAAAAATGAATGAAAATTGGTGCGTATTAGCAATAGCAGTTCTTTATGAAAGGCCTTGTACAATAGAGCAGGCATTTGAATTATATAACTATGGTAAGATTTCTAAAAGTAGACCCAAACCAAAGTCTACAGAGGATGTTGAGGACATGATAAAGCTAAGAAAAAACTTAACATTACAAGAAGTAGCAGATATATATTGCATAGATAAAAGTACTGTATATAGAATATTGAGGAAATTTAAAAATAAAAAAAA